AAAAGGTTAGGAACTTGCGTTGCTCTTATATCAGAACCAGGAATATCTTTTGAGATTGCACGAGTAAACCACTGGTAAAACTCACCATCGATGATAGGTTTCTCTAAGCCGAAAACAAGCCTAAAGCGAGGCCACGATTCCGTTGTGGATGGAGAATCATAGGCAAGTGATAAATACTTCTTACAGATATCCAGTTCTTGAGCTTCTTGCCAAGTCAGCTCCTGTTTCTGAATCTTGTTTCCGTCTTTATCTTTACCGTCAGCCTGGTTATCAATATCGATAATAATCAGACCAGCGTGGATTAAACCGGTGCCGTCTTTAACCCTCTTGCCGTCAACTAAATGCCACGCGCAGAGTCCTTTCCTGAGTGCAACCTCATCGGCGATACCTAAGGCATCAAGCTCTTTCGACTTCCAGTTACTGTTGAAAGATCTAAAGTCACCACCTTCTTCAATTTTGCCCGTAACAGCGTCAAGCGCACTGACTACTTTGCTGTTTACCGAACAAATGAATTGCATGACGTGTTTTGTTGTCCCACCATTCTGCCTTAAATTTCGGGTTTCGGCAGGCTTAAAGACGAAGTTTTAAGACTTGGCGGCGTTAGGTCGTACTTCGTTAAAGAATTTATCGACAAGGGCCAGCCACGCGATCTCGTCTTTTTCAACCTCGCTCTCGCCGAACGTAAAGACCTGAGTTTGATAATCTTCCATCGGGGTCGACACGATAATTTGTGTTTTATTTATCTTGATACCTAAGCATGCTTCAGCCGCCAGTTTGTAGGCAGCTAATTGTAATCGTGTTTTCTTTACTTTGAATACTCCCGATATAAGTGCTTTCTTAGTTTTATCGTCAACGTTTGATTTTTTATTCGGAAATCTAGCACTGTAGGGACCTGCACTCGTCTTGAAGTCAGCTAGAACAATCTCTGCGTTGTTATCCATATAGATAAGGTCACAGCAACCTGCATAACCGTGCTTAGTATTTTCGTCGTAATAAAAGATTCTTCCTACGCCATCATCCCCGACATATTTAGACCAACTCGGTTGGTTGTACGGTCGCTCAGACCAGAGCACCCTTCCGCCTTCAAGAATTTCATCGACTCTTTCGGGCACTCCTTTCCAGAAAGGAGCATAAGCTTCTGGTGGGACAACTCTTAACCCTCTGATGTGGTTTTCAGTTGCTTCGTGGATCCAAGTCCCTCGTGCTGCTGCAGCATCTGCAGCTCCTGGGTTCATGATGTTCCAGTGAGCCAGCTTTTGCTGCGTCTTCGCTGATTGAGTACTACTTAAAATTGAAGTGACTGAAGGAAGGTAGTCAGGTACTCCTGGGCACTTGTAGTGCCGAAGACCGTTAATAGTTTTACGTGTATCCATACTTTTTCTTTTACCTAATATTAGAACTGAGCTAGACCGTTGCCATTGTCTCTGTTTTCACTGCTCTCTTCTTCGATAAAGAACTCACTCTTTTGATACTCAAAGTCTCTGTTTCTTTGATCTAACTCGCTGAGTAGGCAACGAGCTGCAGAGAATGAATCTGCGACTAATTCAGCAGTTTCGTCAGCCGCCCTAGCTTGTCCGTCGTGACCTACACACTCTTGCAGTATCTGGCTACTCACCAACAGCGACGCAATGGTATCTAGTTTCTTATTTGTTTCTTGTTGTGTTTCAATCCACTGACTCAAGAGGAGTTGCAACCTGCCTTTCATTTTCTCATAAAAAGGATTTTGGTCGTTGCCAGCTTACATCGAAATCAATATTTGTCCCTTTACCTTTTGAAATCGTTTTGTCATATATCATCCACACAGAAGTTACAGAGTCTTTTGTTTGTCTTTGGTCAGCACGAAATACAGGCCTTGGGTTCAAAATAATAAGGTTGGACAAAGGTTTCTCAAGTAAAAATTCTGATCTTGCCCGTGTGGGCTCTAGAAACGTCAAGCGGTCAAGAATAATAAGACCCCTAGTAGCAAGTTCGTAACCGGGTTCGATGATCCATTGGATGTTTCCACGGACACCTTGGGTAATCGCCAAGGTCCAATCGAACTTAGGTAAGCCTTTCCACCAAGCAGCATCGAGGTGATCGGTATCATTGTCTGCCCTGATGCAATCTGTGTATCCCTGAGACCTTAGCTGAGACTCCAGCTGTCCATCGGTGTCAAGAGGTAACAGGATCCGTCCTGATAAAAAATCCTTTTTCACAATAGGATTGAGGATATTGTCGGGAACCCGGTAGAAGCTCATGGATGGGAATGATCTAGTTAAAAGGTTGAGTGAGTATATGACGTTAGAACAACAGTTTTATCATCATAATTTTATGTCCCGTGCACAGAAGGTAGACAAGAAGGAAGACTTAGTTGAGATTTTAGATCTGCTTCACGCTAACTTCCTTGTTCAGAAAAGACTTTTCAAAAACTTGGCTAAGGAAGTATCAGACATGGGAGTTGATCTTCCGAACTTGAAGACCCTTCTTGAGAAATAAAAAAGCCGCTGGGGTTAACCAACGGCTTAGATGTGGTGTGTGGAACTCGTAATTTACACCGATAACCCCGCTGCTTTCAACGCTTCCTTCTGTTCCTTAGTCAATTCTTTGGTTTCTGATTTGACTTCGGGAGGGGTGGATTTGGGTTCACCAGCGCCTGCGGGTAGAGCACTGAGCCCAACAGCCTTTTCTCCTTCAAGTTGAGGATGCTTTTCGTCAAAAGCCGCCTTAATCTCCGCGTGGTCTGATCCGAGAGGTAACTCAACCAGATTCGCACCGGAGATATGAGAACGAAGTGCACTTGATACCAGATCTCCTCCATCCCCTTGGAGCCACTCGTTAATATCTTTAATGAGGGCTTTTTCTTCGTCGTCTTTAGCCGGTCGGTCAACGAATTCGAGTACGTTGTAATTGACCTTACCCGTATCTGCGCCCGTTGTGGGATCAGTCTGAGTAAAACTTTTCTGAACGAACTTAGTCTGCGTGACTACCTCCGCAACGTTAATGCGGTTGTTGTATAAGGTCTGAAAATACGAGATGAAGTTCTTTTGACTACTCTTGCCAGAGATAACAGCAGTTGCAACACATCGACTAGGAAGCAGACGATGAGTAGGGTCAACACCAATAAACGCGACCCGAATGAACTCCTGACGGTTTCGCATACCGAGGTTCCCATAGAAGGGAGTAAACCCGAGCAGTACAAATGAAATAGGGATTCCGTTGTCATTGGAATCTGTGATTGCCTGATCGGGATCCGTATCCGACTTCCAGCGACGTTGCTGAAGATCGATACGGAGTGTGTGCGGTGGGACCTGACAAAGAATTTCATCAGCCGCAAATTGTCCAGCGATAAAAACCATGATTGATCAGAGAGAAAAGTTAATTGAACCAATAGCCGCTGCAGAGACCTGTCCTTTGTCGGGGTCGGCTGCTTTCTTAGGCGCGGACTTCGTGCCTTTGGGGAGATACAGAATTTGATCTACTGCATAGTTCAAATACTGCTTCTCGTCTTTTTCGCTTGTACTGACTCGACCAACTGCAATTGTTGGAGTGCCGTTAGGGAGTTCAGCAAGTTGCTTTGAGTGCTGATTCCAAGCCGTCAGCTTGAACCAGTTAGTTTCGTTGTCGTCGGGAGCTTGCCAAGCAATCGAACGGTTTGTGACAGTTGAGTCGCCGACTTCGTTCTCCTCAGTTCTAGGCCCAAGACCACCGCAAGCCATAAAGGTGTTGATGGCAAGGATGTCGCTGAAGTTCTCAGGTGTAACAACCAGCATCGGCTGCATTTGGATTACACCATCCGGCGTGGCCTTAGTCGGACCAATTGCAAGTACTTCTTGCTTTTCGCTCAGATCTTTGAGCAGTTTGCCGACATAGTGGTCCTCCTTTTGGATTAGTTGGACTTTAGTTGCGACTCGCTTATTGGAGGAGGGAAGAGACTCAGCGATGACGTTGACCTTTCCGTCTTCGACTTGCGCTGTGTCTGTGATCCTAATCCCCAGCAAAAAGACGTTCATTTTTGAGAGTTCGGTAGATCGTTGATCGGTGTACGTTAAGTGCCTTGGCGATTTGCGTTGCGCTAGCGCCTTGGCTTCGAAATGCTAGGAGAATTCGCAGGTCTCCGCTACCTAACTTAGAGTTTTTTGATTTTAAATATTGATTGTGGTATGGGTTGATGCATTTATAGTTACCACAAGTATTCTTAACTGTCTCATCTCGTTCTATATCTAAGTATCCCAGTATCAAAGGTCGCACGTAGTAGCGGGCGCCGAGAGCGTAGACAGAAGGGGTTCTGTTAGTAAGCGATCCGACCCATTCAAAACATTGTTCGTGCTCAAAGTCGTTATAAGCAAGCTTCTCATATAAATTTCCAAGAATAGATTGTCTCGCTTTGCCGTAGCCGAGCTCAAATCTTTCTGCCCCGAGGCTCCTCGCTATATCTAGTCCTTGCGCTTGCGCATGGGCAGCGTCTAAAGCTCTTATCCCGAGCTTGGTTCGGCAGTCTCTTTTTATTACTGTGAGCTTGTATCTCTCAGTAGACGTCATTGCTTGGCTGGAACCTGAGGAGCGACTTGCGTTCTTCAGAGTCCAGCAATCTCACGGCTCGGTAGAGGTTATACCAAAATTTGAGTTCTTTAAATAGTTTGGACACTTTTAATTACATGTATCGCTTAAATTCATCATAAAGACCTCCCCCACCAGCGACATTACCACCTCGGAGTAGTCCTGGATTGTTTTTAATGTACGCAGCGATTTGTTCGTTACTTGCTCCACCTGCTTTAGCCTTTTCTACGTCCGCGTGGCCGAAGTACTGAGCACTTTGCCCTGCACCTGTTCCGATCGCGGCTGCTCCTCTGTCTACATCATTCACAGTATTTTGAAATCCTCCGGTGTTCGTTTGTTGAGGTTTAAATTCTGCGAGCATCTGACCGATTTCGCTAGATCCACCTGGAGCATTAGGACCGCGAACCAACTCCAGGTTTTTCTCTAAGAAAGACTTGATTGCTGCATCGTCGTAACCAGACATCCGAGCG